CTGGTGATATCGTCGGCGAAGAAGTCATGGTTTATATTTACCGCTCGTTGAATTTGCTTATTGGTAGCAAGCAGTACATTGGCCTCTAACAGGTTCCCCCGCTGGGCCTCGGCCTTGATATCATCTGCCAGGCGAACCAGCCTGTTTTCATCGAAGTACGCGAAAGTTTCGTCAATCAGGACTTCCGGATTGTTCTCGGCCTGGGTTTGATATTCATCGCTGAGGTCATCGAGGATGCTACCAATGTCCTCCGATTCTTCCTGATTGAGTTTCCCCCTCCTGGTATATGATTCGAAGATGATCCCGATATCTTCCAGGGGCGCTTTTCCGTGTTTATTGAAATAGCGGATACACCAGGAAGCAATCTTTTTTGCGGCTTCATCCTTGAGGAGATCGGCATTAAATACCGGGGATATTTCCCGCAGGTATTGGTCATTGGTAATCAGGCCGATAGCAATGCGGCGTTCGATGAATTGAGAACTCACGATCAAACCGGTTGATGCTGTAATTCTTTTTTATCCCCGGCTGGATTCACAATCCAGTTCCGCTTCAATACTTCATCGATAACCTTGGAGGTTTCTTTTTCAGAATCAACCCCAAAATGAGAAAGAAGCTGTTGGCCAAATACTCCAGAATCAACCACTCCATCGGCAATCTGATTGATATTGAAACCATTAACCCCGCCCCTGATTGCTTGGATTCCTTTCAGGATATGATGCGCTACTTCGCCAACCTCTTCGGCCATTCCCAGGGTAAACTGCATGGCAAGGATCATATCGATTAGTTGATCCTTGGTCATTGCTTCGTATCGGGAGCGGGGAAAGTTTCGTTCTTGCCATTCCTTCAGTTCTTTCTGTTTAAGGTCAATCATACCAAAAACCCCTCCCAAGGCATCATGTTCATTACTCGTTGCATATCTGGATGAGCAGATTTTGCTGTTCGGAGTTTTCTGATATGTACCCATTCAGCCGCATCTGCTGTGGCCACGATCTCGGTCTTCAAGGCATTGGGCAGGACGGCCCTGGCTTGTTGAGGTTTGAGATCGTGGAATATCAAATTCTTGTATGCTTGAGAAGTCTTAACGCAAGTTTCCAAAAAGGTTTCACGAGCATATATTGGCCAGTTTTCATAATCAGTGGGCTCAATAAACTCCATATCCTTACCGCCGTAGTTCACATACCTGGTTGATTCCTGAGCAAAAGAGCAGGGTCGGTGCCGCACCAACTCATGACTGACTCCTCGATCACAGATGAATTTTGCTGCGTAGCGATGGAGTTCTTTGGGGATTTCGTCGTGAGGACAAGAATCCCATGGAGTATAAATTGGATCAAGCAAAATAATATCAAACAGATCATCATATCTTCTTGCGAATGCTCGAAAAATCGGATCATCCCAGCCAACTATATTTCCTCTTTGATACCATGCAGTAAGGCTTCCCCCAACATAGATGTAGTCAGAGTTCTGAAGCACATTTAAATATTTGCCAGCAATACTAACTATAGTTGAGATCAAACCCATAATAATCGTTTCTGGCTGATGCATTCGCGCCACAAAATTCGAGTGCTCAACCATAGCCAGATGTGGAGTTGGTCTTGCGCTGATCAGCTTCCGGACGAATCCTTCTGCACTGGTCTCGGTAATCTTGTCTTCTGATTTGTAGCAAGTCCTGCCCGCCATCTCGATGAACTTAAGTGCTGCATTGTACTCTGTCGGTACTGCTCCGAAAAACTCAACGCTTGGTTTGATGATTTTCATAGTTTCACTCCTGGGTTATCACGTTCGTAAATGGCTTGGCGCAAATAAACTACCAAATCCAAAGCCTCCTGATATGCATCCACCAAAGAATCTCGACCATTGAAAGGTTGCAGGCGAGTATTGTATTTCTGTTTACCAATCTCATCCCGTTCTTTCATATCGGCCAAAACGAGATCCCAGACGGCCGGATGATTATTTTTGATTGGTGGCGGTTCGGGAGTGTTAATTAAAGATTTTTTATTACTTCTTTGAATCAAATCAACCAAATCAATTTCGCTTAGATCAGTTACTGCCGCAAACCCCCAAGGAGGTTTTCCTTCTTCATCAACTCGAAAATGTAAACTTCTCATTTTATCCCCAGATAAGTTGTTTTAAATAAATTATTCCAGAACACATAATGGTTATTGACAAAATAAGATATACAAACCAAAGACATTTTGCCCACCATTCCATTCCATCAAGAGGTGTATAATCATCATCTTTCAATTTGGTCTCCTTTTTTAAGACTGTCTCGGAGGGCTTTTAACCATCTATTTCTACACTCGACGCGCTCAACTTCTTTGGTATATTCGTTAGTGTGGTAGTGGTCGTCATGTTGCGCGCCGGATATTTTTTCAGCCAACCAATCAGGGCCACTTAGGCGATGCGGCGGGTGTTCCAGATAATAACTGTTATCACAATCGAAATCGATACTGCTGACAAGCTGCTCAATCATGAATTTTTTCATGCCCTCATGGTCTGGTGTAGGCGGCTTCCAAGCACGGACTTTCTCAAGCATCACTTCGTATTTCATCCGCAGGTCGTCGTGCTCCCGTATTGCGTCAGCGTGTCGGGCTTGAGCAGCCAAAAATTCCTGCTCGGCGGCAGCTGTCGCCTCGGCCATCGACAACCCCAAAAGCCTCTGTATCTCCGCTCGCGCGGCAGCTTGTTTCTCGATATGGTAGGGGCTCGGTTCAAATCTCTCAGGTACATGGGCGCTTAGAGGATCGTCCCGCATATCTATCAATGCACCCATTCCTCGCGCGCATCGCCAAACAAACTCATCAAAAGTCATTCCGTCGGCTATCTGTGCTGTGTATCCTGTTGGCATAGTGGTCTCCTTTTAAGAAATTGCTTGGTTGTTCACTGCCTCAACCCCATCCTTTACAGGTATGGGGTCTTTGAGCACTTCTCAGAAGATTATATTTTAATTCTTGCAATTTATGTTTGCGCCGCAAATGGGCAGTCTCAGTCTGGCCGGCGCTTGAAGCTAGCCATAATCATGTTGGAGTGGTCTGGCCTGCTTTCCGGGGCGATTGCCAAGCGGGCCTGGTTTATCGGAGAGCAATGGTCGTGGCCAAGCTGCTGAGACAGCTCGCGTAAAATCCCATTCGCCACTCCAAAAATCTATATGATAGAAATGAAACATTTAATTTGAACCAACCTTCAGCAGTTTTTCAACAACCATTTCCCGGAGCTTTTTGTTTTCTTCGGTCAGGTTGGTTATGATCGTCTGGAGTTCTTCAAGGCGTTTTTTCAGCTTCTTGTTTTCGGCCAAAAGATTGTTGGCTTTTGCCTCACTACCATCCGCAATCTGCCGGACCTGCCGCCTGCCAGGGAAAACCTTGTAAATGACATCGTAAAAATTCGGGATTATTGACAGGGATTCAATATGCGATTCAACAGCCGCCAGGACTTGCGGCCTTTCCTTCTTGCTCATGTTCTTCAGGGCCACACTATTCTCATATCCGTACTTGAGGAAAATATCCCGCCCGTTTTCCATTGTAACAATTGCCTGAATAGAAAGGAAGCGGGTCATGGTCCAGCCGGCGACATGGCGGAGAATGAATGAGAATTTTGCTTCTTTCCATTCTTTGATATTGTTGTCGGTGCCGGTGTAGAAGGTGTCGTTCTTCCAGTTTTCGGTTTTCTGAAGTCCAACCATCAAGGCGAAAATCGAAAGAATACCTTCATTCCGTTTGGTTTTGAGTTCCTGAATTTCTTTTGTAAGTTGTTTTAAGGTCTGCATTGTTCTACCTCGCTGGTTAGACTGATTAGGTTGGAGACTTTGGTTAAGACTTCCCGACTTGCTGTATAGGTATCTTTGGTTATATTTTTAATTTCACGAGTTTTTAATTCAAACTTACCCATACATTTTTGATTACAAAAATGGGTTTTTGTTCTTTTAATTTGACAATCATGTCTTTTGAATTTCTTCCCGCAATAATCACATTTAATTATTGATTGTTTTTGCCTTTCTTTTTGGAGTTTTGCAAGAGCTTCTAAACGACAATTATTACTACAAAAATGGGTTTTAAACTTAAGAGAACTTGAAATTTTTTTAACTTCAACGCCGCAACAATCGCAATTAACTATTGTTTTATTGATTCTTGATTCTGAAAGGCATTTTATACTACAAAAAGTCCCGTTCTTGTTTTTTGCGATTAAGGTTGGTCTTTTTTTAACTTCAACCCCACAATAATCACATTTGATCGTTATTTTTGTACTTTTCCACTCACCTTGGCATTTGTGATTACAAAAATTGGTTTTGTAAATTTTTGTATTTAATTTTTCAAATTCTTTCCCACAATAATCACATTTAACGATGCTTTTCGTTAAAGATGATTGATACTTTCCTTTGCACTCAAGGTTACAAAAACTTCTTTTATAAATTCTGCTAGGAATTCTTTCAAATTCTTTCCCACAATAATCACACTTGACTTTCATCTCGGCAAATCCTCAGTTTTGGTTATCACCACCTCAATCTTTCATCTATCCTATTATACTTTTTTCAATCAGTTTTCTGCCGATTTATTTTACGATAACTCAAATATATTACACCAATCCATGATCCGCCTGGTCAAACGCTCGTCTCCGTACCGCTTGGCAATCTGGTCAATACTGAAATTGCTAGTAAAAATGGTCTGCTTATCCTCTTCGTACCGATGGGTCAGAATCAAATACATTGCCGTAAAAGCCCACTCAGTTGGTTTCTCCACCCCGAAATCATCCAGGATCAGAAAATCCACATTCTTGTATCTATCCATGATCGCCTGCTCTTCCCCGGCGGAGAGTTTAAATGATTTCTGAAGATTCTGGATCAGTTGCGGGGATGATTCAAAAAGAAAGGTGGCGCGGGGATTCAGGTGCTCCTTTACCGTATTGTATTGTTCCATATGATAGAGCATGGAACAGACCGCAGATGTCGTTTTCCCCTGCCTGGCTTCACCAGATAAGAATAGGCTCTGTTTGAAGTTTTCCTGGATAGAGATAGGAAGGACCGACCATTTCTTTTCAGCTGCGTCCTGGGCTATCCTCATCGCCCTACTGGCCGTTTTTGATGGGACGCCGGCTTCGGCAAGATGGGCCAGGGTATTTTTTGCCCGAAATTGATTGGTATAGTAACAAAGCCGGCATTGATTGTTGCAGCCGAAACTTACTTTGTCCCCGCATTGGCATTTTTGGTTTTTGACTTCTTCTTGGAATTCATCTTCAAAATCATTCATTATCGTATTTCCCCCAATTGGTTTTATCGACTTTTATTTTCATATCTCTTCCTGGCCTGAATGAATAATCAATATTACCGGAGATCCCTGAGCCATTGGCAACGCCTGGTTGTTTCTTTTCGTAGTCCTGTATTTTTTCGTTCAGATATTTTTCAAAATTTTTGGGGCGGAATAAAGTTTCTGGATTATAAAGTTTTGGATTTTCTTCAAACCAAGGATCATGGATTTTTGTTTCCAGGACATAAAAACAATCTTGAACAGAAAATCCATCCTTCAAGCGGGATATTATATATTTCAAATTTTCAGGGACTGGGCGGAACCCTCTTGGTTTGGAACCAAGTTGGTTAAGCCTGGAAAGAACTTTTGTTGCTTTTCTTTGGAGGGTTTTATTTAAATTAGTTTTGGAAGTTTCTTTTTCAGACACATTCGGCAACTGTTCCTGCGGAACAGTGCCTATATCTTTTATATATTCTTTTAAATTGGTATTATTAAATATTGGTATTATTAGGTGGGGATTATCCAACTTTGGAAAAGCCATATATGGAAAATCCACTTCTGGCTTTTCCGGTTCTTGATTATTCAATTTCCAATCATTATAATGCTCAGTTAATTTCTTTAAAGATCCTCCCCAAATTTCAAACCCTTTTTCTTCCAGAGCTTGAATATGAGGTTCAATTTTAAAAATGAAAGGAGTTGTTGTATATGCCCAAAAAGAACCCCTATTCCTTTTTGTTTCTTTGTCAACAAATCTGACTGGCCAAAAATATCCTTGTTGTTTTAATTCCGCCAGACCAGTTTGAATAGAGTCAACGCCATCCTTTCCATATTCCGATAATTTGCTTTGATAACTAACCCAGCCTTTTCTATTTGATAAAAGGATTGCGAGGATTCCTTTTGCTTTGAATGATAGCTTTGAATTTCTAAGAATCTCGTTTGGTATTTGTGTAAAGTTTTGATCTGGACTACAATTTACCGCATCCATCATCTTATGCATTACAATCCCCATAAACAAAAAATCCCCCTGGAAAGTGAGGTCGCGCAGGTCGGTTACCTACTCACAATCCAGGGGGATCAACAATTCAAACCGAATAAGAAGCGCGACCCTCTTAATAGGATAATATAATTTAATTATATAAAAATTTAAATCTTTATTTTTGGTTAATTTAAATTTTTATATTCTCCTATTAAATGAACTGGTTAAGGTTATTTGGCGTCGTCCCCGGCCATCGATTTTTCATAGGCCATCTGATCCAAATAAACCCGGTCGGCATATTTTTTCGCCTCTTTAAATCCGATATCTTCTTTCAAAACCGTAACTTTCTTGCCACCATAATAAGTTGATATTTTCCACTTCTCTTTCGTTTTGGATTCCTGTTTTTCTTTAATCTGGTCAGTCATAATTCCAAATCCTCCATCAAATGATTAGCATCCACCTGCTTCATCTTGCCTGGATCTGTTCCAAATCCATCCAGAATCTTGGTTTTGACTCCACGAAAATTTAATGCTGCTTCCAGTTTCTTGGCCTGTTCCTGGGCCTGATCTTCTGGATCAAAAAGTATAAAAAGCATTTCAAATTTACTCAATAATTTCACTTGCGCCAGGGTATATTTTATACCAAATAAGGATAAGGCCCCGAAACCCAATCGCCAGACATCCGTCACCCCCTCGACAATAACCGCTCGCTTTCCATCTGACCGGCCATAATAGATTGTTTTGAGATTGATGATTTCCCGTTCTTCCGGGCAGGCTAGATACTTCATTTTGTGTCGTTCGGTAATGTGTCGACCCTGGAAAGAAACAACCTTTCCATCCCATTCAATTGGTATGATGATTCGGTTACTGTAGTCAATTATTTTCTGTTCTTTACCTCTTCCAATTGATAGGGAGGCAATAGGTCCGGTGCCGAGAATACCCCATTCCTTTTCAATATAATCGGGGTCGAACTTGCGTTTCTGGAGATATTTTCGATGATGCACCTGCATAGCGGCGGTACTAGAGGGGTACTTGAAGCTGGACTTGACGAGTTTAATCTGGGCGTCTATAGATGGGCCGGACCCGCCTGAAAGGCGGTATTGGCGAAGTATCTCTTTAATTTGCGGGATGGGTTTCTGCAGGATTTCTTTCAGGACTTTGGCTGATTGGTGACCACCACAGCGCCAGCAGACAAAAGCGCCGGCAAACTTACTCCGAGAATCAATACAATAACCGAGATGGAAACCGGCATTGCCGGAACAGAAGGGGCACCCAATCTGTACCCAACCATTGCGGCAATGCTTGTGTCCATGATCCCGATATTCAATATTGAAATCTCGGTATAGTTTGAGGATATCAATCATGTTTTAATATAAATTTTCACTAAATAATTTTCCTGCATCTCCACCGCAAGAACGAATTATTTGATTTTGTTTAAATGCTATTTTAAATGCTTCTGATCTTGTCAGGAAATTTCCTTTATTATCGACAAAGCCTTGTTCAAATTTATGAGTAAATTGTGCATCAAATCTGCTAATTATTTGTCGATTCATTATTTTATCATGATGTCTGACACCACAAATTATATCTTTATTATCTAAGCGAATTGCTGCACAAACTATTCTTTGTTCCATAATATTTCTCCTGGTTGATTTCCCTTATTATACTAATTTTTTCAATAAACCGGCCAATAAATCATCTTTCTCCGTCTCAATTCCATCCAAGGCCCCATCAAAAACCTTCCTCTTTTTATCCAGCAGCTTTATTATATCATTTTCAATGGTTCCGTCAGCGATTAAATAAAAGGCATTCACCGAATCATGCTCCTGCCCGATCCTATACACGCGGTCTTCAGCTTGGGCATGTTTGGTCCAGGTCCACCAGAACTCGACGGTACAAGTCGCTCTGGCGGCAGTAAGGGTGATTGCTTCAATGGCATCCTTCCCGCCGATAAACAATCTCGCTTTTAAATTCGGAGCATATTGTTCACAGGCGGCTGG